GTTCCACCGCCCCGAAAAAGTAGGGATATGTATCAGTATCCTGCAGTGCCCACTGCATACGCGGCAGGCATCGGAAAGCTTTATATCTTGCTACTCCAATCGTCGGTTCCTCGCAGAACCGCGTGGTGATGCGGTTGATTGCGTTCATTATGCGGTAGTGCCCGCCATTCTCCGTATCTTCATCGTGCACACCGAGCAGGATATCCACGTTTATAGTCCAGCACTCTTCATCATCTTCAGTCTGTGCGCTATCCACACGGACGATAAAGTAAGGGTAAAACTGATCCGGATCATCGTCCTCGTTTCGGAGCACTGGCAGGAACTGGGCGTATCCGTTGAAACCGTTCTGTCCGTCGTTCTGAAGGGCAGACAGCAGGTTTCCGATCTCCGTGATAAGTGCTCGCTGTAAATCGCTTGAAACCATCACATCTCTTTGCACGCCATCACCTCCCGCCTACCAGCAGGGCTATCTGCTGTTCCATGTACTTTTTGAGATCAGAGCCAATTTCGCCTTCTGTCGGAGTCCAGACACGGTCCGAACCGAGCATGTACGGGACGGATTTGGATTTCAGTTTTTCTATGGGCAGGCGATCCTTTCCCTTCCGGACATATACCTGCCCGTTCAGTTTTCCCCGTCCATAGAAAGCCGTGTTTCCATACTTCCCCATAGTTTTCAGCCCGGATTTCACAACATCAATCTTTACGCCGCTCTTCGGGTGGCTCCACTTGAACTTCGGCACATCCAGCGTGTTTCCTTCAGAGTGGATCACTGCAACGAGATTTCCCGCAGTAGCCTTATCAATCCGCATATCCTTCTTGAAGCCGCCCGATTTCACTGTATAGGATTCCTGTGCCTTGCCGCCCAGCTTCACCCTTGCGGATGTCGCCGTCTTGTTCAGCGCACGGGCTATATATTTACCTGCCTTGTTACCAGCCAACTCGTTGAGCTTGCGTGTGAGCTCCGCAAACTCCCCTTCATCGAGCTTGTAAGTAAACTGTATGGATTCACTCATGCCCGGTTCGCCTCCAGTGTGATCGAGTATACCCCGTACTCATCTATAGCCTCCGCAACACGGTACTTGCGGCCGTCCAGCGTTACGAGGCTATCCTTCTTCGGCAGTGCGCCGTAATCGGAAGCCGCCACGTAAATCAAACGCTGCTGTACAAAAAGGCCGACCATGTTATCCTTATATCGTTTCTCTCTGTTGATCTGTTCTATATCATCCATCTGTACAGGCATCTGTACGCCGTTCAGCACATGGAGATCGCTGAACTCATCAACATTGAGAAAAGTCTGATGTATATCGTTGGCTATGATCTCTTTGAAAGTGCTCATTTTCTTTTCCTCACGGGTTTCTTGCCCACAAGGGCTTCCGGATCTCCATCACTGGATCTTCCGGGTAAGCCGGGCTCAGCCGTCGCAAGCGTGGCTTTAGGCGCTTTTTTATGGGATTCCACCTCATCCCAGTACGCAGCGCCCGATTCCAGCCACGCCGAAACAAGAGCTTCGTTCCCGGCGGGGAGCGCATCGCCCACCCTGTACTGCTTAGAGGAGTGCAGGATGGGGAGCTTCGCCCTCAGCGTACTCATGCGTTGATTTTTACAAGGACGGTGGTATCACTTGCCGCTGCGGGAAACGCTACGTAGCCATGCCCGGAGTCGCTCTCGGCCGCCGCTGCCGTACCATTCGTGATGGTTACAGCCGTGCCCTGAGCCAGCGCGCCGGAGCCTTTCGCGAACTTAAAAACGCCCTCCACGTGCACGGATCCAACCGCGCCGGGAGCGATCTCACAGGCCGCCACACCGATCTTGCTTCCGAGCGCGATGATGGTTCCGGATTCGATCAGTTCATCAGTTCTGTTCACATAGTCGAGGGATTCTCCCCTCTGCCAGAAAAAGTCTACAGTTTTTGCCATGATCACTCACCTCCTTAAGAAAGTACGATTCCGGGATTCTTAAGCAGTCCGCGGAAATCTCTTACGTTGATGCCCCAATCAAGCCAGATGTCCCAGGTAAAGCCAAGCTGGCCGACAGTTTCCATACGCCGCACAGTGGGCGTTTCCTGGCCGTTCAGGTAATCCACCTGGATGCCCCTCGCGGAAGCCTCGTCGGCCTTCATGAACCACGGGCAGGCGTTTTCGCCGGCCAGAGCGTTCAGCATCGGGGACTGCACGATCTGCAGCGGGTAGTTGTACAGCGGGTTGATATCGTTGTTGTTGGAGCCGGTGATCTGTGCGGTATGGAAGATCACAGCAAGATCAAACTCCCAGCCTACCGGAACGATGATCTTCTGCGGAGTCATGTAGATCGGCTCGCCGAAGTGATCAGTCTGCTTCTGCAGCTGCAGGATCATAGCCTGGATCACCTGCTGGGACGGAGCGGCACCGGTTGCCATGACGTTCTTGTGATCGTTATGGAAAAGGTTCTTTCCATCGAAGATCGCGGGATTCTTCACCAGGATCTCATATACCTGCTTGTCGATGGTTTTCTTTGCCGCCTGGGCATACAGGCCGGGAACTCTGGTAAGAAAGCTTATATCATCGTTCACAAACGCCTGCCGAGTCATGGAGAACTGCTTCGCGTAAGTGTTCAGCTTTCTCTGCGGCAGGAGTTCGGTTCTCGGCATATCCGGCTTGATCTCGCCGTTCTCCGGCAGGAGCTGGAAGTCGGACACGCCGCCGATCACGTACTCATGATCTGCAGTCTCCTTGAAGTCGGACAGGGAGCCCTTCGTGGTGATCTGCTCGAAAGTGGTAGGTACATGATTGTACATCTCCACAATGGATTTCCTGATCGTCTGGTCCATGATCGCGGGGAAGGCGGAAGTCGGGTTGTAGAACTGCCTTGCGAGCATATCGTACAGGTCTCCGCTGGACTTCCTCAGCAGATCCGTTGCGCTCTCACCATCACGGGTAAGCGCTTCAATGGCCAGGTCCCGGAGGGAAGTCCCTCTCATTTCCTGCGCTCCTGCAGCAGGCGCGCTGACCGGCATCCCGGCCCTCATCAGGATTCCATCCGCGGCAGCCGCCCGGAATTTGTCGGATTCGTCGGCGGTTACATCCACAGCCCCGGTATGCACCGGCTGGCGGGTAGCTCTCACGCTTTCGAGCACCTGCGCTCTGTACTGATCAACTGTAATGCCGTCGCTGATCGCCTGAGCCGGATCCATATCAAAGGATCTTGCAAGCTCCGTGATCTCGGAGATTCTGGATCTCTCTTCAGCGATCGCTCTCTGGGTGTCCTCCGCGGCAGTGTTCGCCGCTGCGGCCGCCGCGTCGATAGCTTCAAGCGTTCTCTGCAGGCTGTCAAACTCTGCGATTTCGTCTGCGTTCATAGATCGTCCGGCAGCGCGTGCGCCTTCAAGAAGCTCTCTCTGCCGGGCAAGAATCTGTTCTCTGTTCATGTGGTTTACCTCCTATAGTTTTCGTTATATCGAAGTTGCCGCTGCAATGTTTCCATCATCAGATCTCTCTGATGCTCCGGCTCTTCCAGCTGTTCCAGTTCCCTGCCTACGCCTACTGTGGTATCTGCAGGTATTGAAACTATACTGATTTCGAAAGGAGCCCACTTCCTTGCGATTGAGCACGGCCCGTCAAACCTCCCGTCGCTGGATTTCTTGCCCGGCGCTACTTCCTCCCACTGATCCACCATGTAGCCAACGGATACCCCTTTCAGCGTTCCGCTCTCTACCTTCTGGCGGATTACTTCGGACTGCTCATCGGTATCAAACTCGACTTCAGCCCGCCCTTTACCATCCTCTATCCATGCCCGGGATACTTTTCCAACGACTTTATCCCGGTCGTGGTTGTAGAGGACTACGCCAAGCTCTGTGAGCCTGGTTAGATCTATCGCCCCATCTTTGTGATCCAGGATTTCGTTCCCGAACCACCGCATATAGGGCTCTTCTGAAGAAAAAGATAGCGTGAATTTCCGGGTACTCTCATCGCCTTCAAGCGATCGGATCTCACCGTTAAACTCACGCGTCCCCTTGTTTTTGTTCTGCTGCGTCTCCGTCAGCGCCCGGGTCAGGGCTCTCTGAGCCATCGTCATCCCCTGCGC